GTCGGCACCTGCTTCAGTGGAGATCGTGTTGTTTCCTCCGGATAACCGGATCCGCGATCTGGACAACTATAACAAGGCGCTGTTTGACGCCCTGACCCACGCGGGTGTGTGGGAAGACGACAGACAGGTGAAAAGAATGCTGGTGGAGTGGGGACCGGTTATCCCGAAAGGGAAGGTCGAGATCACTATCAGTAAGTATGAGAAACCGGCGGGTGCAGCCGCCTGATTAAGAGGAGAAACGAAGTATGAATAATCTGATGGTTATTGATGGTATTGAAGTTCGCCGTGATGCTTATGGGCGTTACAGCCTGAACGATCTGCACAGGGCAGCCGGGGGAGAACAAAAAAACCGCCCGAAATACTGGCTCTCCAATAAGCAAACCTGTGAATTGATTGAACAACTTTTCACCGAGGGTGGAATTCCGCCTCTGGAACAAAATCAACCAGTTAGCGTCATTAATGGCGGAAATAACCAGGGGACGTATGTCTGCAAAGAACTGGTGTATGCCTATGCAATGTGGATCAGCCCGTCATTCCATCTGAAGGTGATCCGTACTTTCGATATGGTAACCAGCGCACCGGAAAAATTATCCGGGCAGGCTGCTGACAAGATGCAGGCTGGAGTGATTCTGCTGGACTTTATGCGCAGGGAGTTAAACCTGTCTAACTCTTCAGTGCTTGGTGCCTGTCAGAAACTCCAGGAGGCTGTTGGCTTACCGAATCTGGCACCTCGCTATGCCATTGATGCTCCTGCTGACGCGCCAGATGGCTCAAGTCGCCCTACGCTGTCGCTGAGTGCACTGCTGAAGCAGTATGGTATCCGCCTGACGGCTAATCAGGCATATCACCAGATGGTGAAGCTGGGGATCGTTGAACAACGCGAACGATACAGCCGTACCGCGATTAACAACATCAAAAAATTCTGGTCGCTGACGGCGAAAGGCTGCATGTTCGGCAAGAACATCACCAGTCCTGCAAATCCGCGCGAGACGCAGCCGCACTTCTTCGAATCCCGATTCCCTGAGCTGTTAAAGCTGCTCGATACCGTTCATTGAGGTGACCGTGAGAGCACTACTGACCCCTGAAATTGCCCCGCGTATGGGGATCGTATTGTTCAGACCAGGTTCAGAGCTGATGCCCCTGTTTATGCAGGGGCGTGTCCTGCTGGAGCCTGAGCCGGAACGTTATTCATCTTTCGCCAGTGGTGCCGTTCCGGCGGCATCACAACCGCTGGCGGATGATCCTGCCGTTCGGGCTGTGTTCCGCAATGAAGCGGTGATCCGTCGTGCTGGTGGCGTGGAATGTCTTGAAAGCTGGTTACTTCGTGAAAAGAGCTGTCAGTGGCCTCATTCCGACTGGCACAGCGAGAACATGACAACAATGCGACACGCGCCGGGCGCAATCCGTCTGTGCTGGCACTGCGATAACCAGCTGCGTGATCAGTTCACGGAACGGCTGGAATCAATGGCAACGGATAACTGTGCCCGCTGGGTGTTGTCTGTTGTGCGTCGGGATCTCGGTTTTGATGACAGTCACGTTGTGACAATGCCGGAACTGTGCTGGTGGCTGATTCGTAATGACCTGGCGGATGCCTTACCGGAAAGTGCAGCCCGTAAGGCACTGAGATTACCGAAGCCTGTTGTGCCGTCTGTCACCCGGGAAAGTGACCTTGTGCCTTCGGTTCCTGCCACCAGCATCATCCAGGATAAGGCGAAAAAGGTGCTGGCGCTGAAAGTGGATCCGGAGTCGCCGGAGTCTTTTATGTTACGCCCAAAACGTCGCCGCTGGGTTAATGAAAAGTACACACGCTGGGTTAAGACACAGCCGTGTGCATGTTGTGGAAAGCCTGCTGATGATCCCCACCACCTGATAGGCCACGGTCAGGGTGGAATGGCTACAAAAGCGCATGACCTCTTTGTGTTGCCTTTGTGCAGAAAGCATCACGACGAGCTGCATGCGGATACCGTGGCATTTGAAGAGAAGTATGGTTCCCAGCTGGAGCTGATATTTCGTTTTATCGATCGCGCGCTGGCAATTGGCGTGCTGGCCTGATTTTTTCGGAGAAAGGTGATGCGTGATATTCAGATGGTTCTGGATCGTTGGGGAGCATGGGCGGCGAGTGATAGTTCAGGAGTAGATTATTCTCCTATAGCTGCTGGGTTTAAAGGGCTTCTTCCCTATACAAGCAAAACACGTCAGGCTTGTTCAGATAGTGATGCATTAATTATTGAAGGTTGTCTTGCACGTCTAAAGCAAAAAAGACCTGATGAGCATTCGCTTCTTGTGGCACATTATTTATACAGAATATCCAAGCGTAAGATTGCAAAGGCGCGTGGAAAGGATGAGAAACTAATACGCATTGAGATACAGATGGCTGAGGGGTTTATTGATGGATGCCTTTCAATTCTGGATGTTAAACTTGAAATGGATTAGTGAAACCCCGGCTTAAGCCGGGGATGTTTCAGATTGAAGTGTTTTTTTCTTGGGCTCGTTCTTAGATGATTTTGTTTTCTTTTGACGATTGAGTTTTTTCTCTTTGCGTCTGTCAATATAATCGTCCCACCAATCAGGTTTTACTGTTGGGACGATTCTGCAAATATCAGCAATTGCAACAACAATGTTGCTCGATTGCACTCCATCGACGTGCTCTGCCAGTGAGGGAGGAACTTGTTGGTTCATTGGATCGAGGATAAAATCCACACCCTTTATACGGGCATGTTTAGCGGCAGGAACGAAATCAGCATCGCCAGCAATCAGGACGATCACATCAACTAGTTTCTCATGAGCAAGGATAGTTATATCCATACCAAGCTTAATATCGACGGCTTTTTGTTTATATTCGTAGTAGAAATCGTCGTTAGTTAACTCAGACCATTGAATTTCATTACGTAATAGTTTCTTAAGAGTATGTTCTTTTATTTGCCAGTTGCCGACGTTTGAAAGAACACCCATACGAAGTGCCGTTTTACGATTCTTCCTTAGCTCCTCATGAAGCTTGTTTCGTAAAACATTCGGAGCATGTGTCTTGAAGTTTTTAGTTGATGGGGTTTTGTTGTCTCCATCAGGCAAAGGATACTTAATCTGTTTATCAAGCGGCGGGCAGTCGTAATAGTAAATACGGTAAAGCTCAAGTGGTTCACGGTCAGCGTGAGCACCATGTGGAACCTCTACATGAAATTTAACAATTCGCCAGATTATTTTAACAAGTTGTTGGCTGTCTAACTCATGCCCAGGGAAATGTTTTCGTAGAAAGTAATCAATCCGACGGATGAAGTAGCCGCCGTCAATCAAGACTGCTGTTTTCTTCATTGAAAAACTCACAAAAAAAGCTCAGAACCGTTGAGTAGACCCTAAATATTATCTACGAACAGTGCTGAGCTGGTGACGCAATAATTAACTATTGACATTTGCGTTGTCAACAAATTTTGCACTGTTTAAATGTAAATTTTTTCTGCTGTCAACATATAGTGTCATCTTTTGCATGTTGACACTATATAAACGCTTACGCGGTCCGCAAAAATAATTGTATCATGTTAAGAGTGGTTACTTCGACTCCTTCCTTAAAACCGCAGTTGAGCGGTTTTTTTGTACCTGTAAACCTGGTGCAGTACAGTAAACACGCTGGTGGTCGTGAATACTGGCTTTTTATCTTGCTGGCTTTTTAGACAAGAGTTATTGGTATGTCATGTTAACCAGAAGGGAAAAAGACATGCTAAAACAGCAAGATATGACAGAAACCGCCGCCGTAGTCCTTCATTTCCTACCTGCTGACAAGTGGGTAACGCCACGCATGATGACGAGAACTACCGGAGTAAGCGAAGCCCGGTGCCAGTTAATACTGACTCAGTTAGTTCTGGCGGGGCTGGCGAAGGATAACGGCGGGTATGGGAATAAATTCAGACGCTGCCAGTAATGGCGGTTTCCTGCTGTGAAAATGGGCGGCTGGTGGGTGTTGGTAGCACCTGCCAGCCATTCGCTCATGCTTACTGGTCACAAGCGAACCACGGCCCACTGCTTTAGCGCAAAAGCAGAGTGAGCCTACCAGAGTTACGCTTACTGATCCATGAAAGATACTGTAAAAATAAACAGTGTTGATTTAATCAACGCTGATTGCCTGCATTTTATTCAGTCCCTGCCTGATGATTCCATTGACCTGATTGTTACCGATCCGCCGTACTTCAAGGTGAAACCCAACGGCTGGGACAATCAGTGGAAAGGGGACGAAGATTACCTTAAGTGGCTGGACCACTGTCTGGCCCAGTTCTGGCGGGTGTTAAAACCTGCCGGAAGCCTTTACCTGTTCTGTGGGCATCGCCTGGCATCTGATATTGAGATCATGATGCGTGAACGTTTCAACGTGCTTAACCATATCATCTGGGCGAAGCCGTCCGGACGTTGGAATGGGTGTAATAAAGAAAGTCTGCGCGCATATTTTCCTGCCACAGAGCGCGTTCTGTTTGCTGAACATTACCAGGGGCCATATCGCGGCAAAAGTGACGGCTATGCAGCAAAAGAAAGGGAACTCAAACAGCACATAATGGCACCGCTGATATCGTATTTCAGGGATGCTCGTGCCGAACTGGGTATAACGGCAAAACAAATTGCCGAAGCCACAGGTAAGAAAAATATGGTTTCCCACTGGTTTGGTGCCAGTCAGTGGCAGTTGCCGAATGAGGCTGACTATCGGAAGTTACAGGCACTGTTTTCCCGTATAGCGGCAGAGAAGTTTCAGGAACAACAACTGGAACAACCACACCACCAGCTGGTGGCATCTTATGATTCACTGAATCGCAAATATTCTGAATTGCTGGATGAGTTTAAATCTCTCCGGCGCTATTTCTCCGTATCAGTCTCCGTGCCTTATACCGATGTCTGGATGCATAAACCCGTTCAGTTCTACCCGGGGAAACATCCGTGTGAGAAACCGGCGGATATGCTCAGGCAAATAATCAATGCCAGTAGTCGACCTGGTGATCTGGTTGCTGATTTTTTTATGGGATCCGGTTCCACAATAAAAGCAGCAATGGCGCTGGGGCGTCGGGCCTTAGGTGTTGAGCTTGAGTCAGAGCGGTTTAACCAGACAGTGAAAGAGATAAACGAGCTGGTGGGGAAATAATCTGGTGGCCACGCAGGTGGCCTTTTTATTTCCATTACACAGCACCCGCATCTGCGAGGTGGGGTTATGAAATCCATGGATAAGTTAACAACGGGTGTCGCCTATGGCACCTCAGCAGGTAGTGCCGGTTACTGGTTTTTACAGCTGCTCGATAAAGTCACGCCCTCACAGTGGGCAGCAATAGGTGTGCTGGGTAGCCTGGTATTTGGCCTGCTGACGTACCTGACAAACCTTTATTTCAAGATTAAAGAAGATAAGCGCAAGGCTGCGAGAGGTGAATAATGCCTCCATCATTACGAAAAGCAGTTGCTGCTGCTATTGGTGGCGGAGCAATTGCTATAGCATCAGTGTTAATCACTGGCCCAAGTGGTGACGATGGCCTGGAAGGTGTCAGCTACATACCATACAAAGATATCGTTGGCGTATGGACTGTATGTCACGGACACACCGGAAAAGACATCATGCTCGGTAAAACGTATACCGAAGCAGAATGCAAAGCCCTCCTGAATAAAGACCTTGCCACGGTTGCCAGACAAATTAACCCGTACATCAAAGTCGATATACCGGAAACAACGCGCGGCGCTCTTTACTCGTTCGTCTACAACGTGGGTGCTGGCAATTTCAGAACATCGACGCTTCTTCGCAAAATAAACCAGGGCGATATCAAAGGCGCATGTGACCAGCTACGTCGCTGGACATACGCTGGCGGTAAGCAATGGAAAGGCCTGATGACTCGTCGTGAGATTGAGCGTGAAGTCTGTTTATGGGGGCAACAATGAGCAGAGTAACCGCGATTATCTCCGCTCTGGTTATCTGCATCATCGTCTGCCTGTCGTGGGCGGTCAATCATTACCGTGATAACGCCATCGCCTACAAAGAACAGCGAGATAAAAAAGTCAGTGAGCTGAAGCAGGCGACCGCCACCATTACTGACATGCAGCAGCGCCAGCGTTCTGCTGATGCACTCGATGCTAAATACACGAAGGAGTTAGCTGATGCGAAAGCTGAAAATGATGCTCTTCGGCGCAAGCTTGATAATGGTGGTCGGGTGTTCGTCAAAGGAAAATGCCCTGTGCCATCCTCAGCCGAAACCTCCAGCGCCTCCGGCATGGGCAATGATGCCACCGTCGAACTCTCTCCAGTTGCTGGACGAAACGTTCTCGGTATCCGGGACGGAATTATCCGCGACCAAACAGCACTGAGAACGCTTCAGGAATACATCAGGACGCAATGCCTTCGATGATAGCGATAATTTTACTCATCATCCTTCACATCTGGCTCTGTAGACAGGGTGGTGATCACTTCTGGAGTGAATCCAGATTAAACATCTCATTGCTGATGCTTGATATTGAGCATCTTGCGCGCGGTAAGGGGCTGCGTTGAGATAAGAGCCAGTCATTACAAATACCAGGATTTAGCCTCGCATTCGCGGGGCTTTTTATTGCCATTACAAAAGCCATTCCCTACAGAGTGGCTTTGATAATGGCTTATACCCTACACGGGATAACTTAACTGATATCCCTTTTAACGGATAAAGGTATTCAAGCCTGACACATCATGCGCTGTATCGTCGCCGTATTCCCGTATTAACAGAGACCGTAGCCCGACGGGGAACTCCTTCTGCGCGAGTGTGCGGGAATAATCAAAAACGATGCACACCGGGTTTTTACCGCGTTTATGGTTCGCGGGTTTGTCCCTCATGCTCGCCAGTCCTGTGCGGGGGTGGAAGAAACAGGACACTTACACAGATTCTTGTGGGCACGATGCTATGCCTTTCTGGATTATCCCGATGCCATTCATGCAAGGCGTTGTATCAGACGTTCGTCAGAGCTGTCAGGCTGACGGGTCCTCCCGGTGGGGTGGCCTGCCACGGGGCGGGAGCGTCGCGGAAAAAGGCTAGTTTTTGAAATTTCATTCGTCATCACCACCACTGTAATAGATTGATATTACAGTGGTTTTATTTTTATGGTGTCGATTTTGATTGTTTTTTGTTCATCACTAACACCGTTTGCCTAAAGTTGTTCGCAAGATGCATGTTTAAAACATTCTGGAGCGGGTATGGATCGAGAGTTAAAAAATCTGACGCTGAATATCAGTCAACTGGCGGCACTGTCAGGTGTACATCGCCAGACTGCTGCGGCAAGGCTGCAAAATCTACCCGTTGCAGGGGGACATGAAAGCAACCTCAAGCTTTATCGGGTGGTTGATATTGTGTCGGCATTTCTGGCATTACCACCGCCGGTTGCAGAAGGCGAAATGGACGCGCATGAGCGCAAAGCCTGGTATCAGTCTGAACGTGAGCGGCTTAAGTTCGAACAGGAAACGGCTCAACTCATTCCGGCCAGTGATGTCAGACGGGAGTTTGCCATCTGGGCAAAAGCGGTCGTGCAGGTGCTGGAGACATTACCGGATATTCTTGAACGTGACTGCGGTCTGCAGCCTGCCGCTGTGAGCCGTGTTCAGTCCATTATTGATGATCTGCGCGATCAGATAGCCCTGCGGGTGACTGAAGCAGGTGCGGATGATGAGGAGGAATTACAGCAGGAGGAGTAATGCTGCATCAGGAAACCGCAAAGGCAGCACGAACCGATTCAGGTTATATCCTTCGCGCACCGAGACGAATGCGGGTTGCTGATGCCGTTGCTCAGTATATGCGGGTGCCCATGGGGGCAGGGAACTCAGTCCCGTGGGATCCGCTGGTGGCACCGTATGTTATTGAGCCTATGAACTGCCTGGCCTCGCGTGAATACGACGCAGTGATATTTGTTGGCCCGGCACGAACCGGCAAGACTATCGGCCTGATTGACGGCTGGGTGATTTACAACGTGATTTGCGATCCTGCTGATATGCTGATCATTCAGATGACGGAGGAAAAAGCCCGCGAACACTCCAAAAAACGACTCGCCAGAACGTTTCGCGTCAGCCCGGAAGTGGTCAGTCGCCTGAGTCCGAACAAAAATGACAACAACGTTTATGACAGAACATTCCTTGCTGGCAACTACCTGAAAATCGGCTGGCCGTCAGTCAATATCATGTCTTCATCAGATTATAAATGCGTGGCGCTGACGGATTATGACCGTTTTCCGGAAGATATTGATGGTGAGGGGGATGCCTTCTCTCTTGCCTCAAAACGTACCACCACATTTATGTCCAGTGGTATGACGCTGGTGGAGAGTTCCCCCGGCAGGGATGTGAAGGATGTGAAATGGCGACGGACTTCACCGCATGAGGCTCCACCAACCACGGGGATCCTGTCGCTCTATAACCGTGGCGATCGCCGTCGCTGGTACTGGCCCTGTCCACACTGTGGTGAGTATTTTCAGCCCTGCGGCGATGTGGTTGCTGGTTTCCGTGATATTGCCGATCCTGTGCTGGCAAGTGAGGCGGCTTATATTCAGTGTCCTTCCTGTTCAGGACGGATTTTGCCTGAACAAAAACGCGAGCTGAACGGACGTGGGGTCTGGTTACGGGATGGTGAATCCATCAATGCAGATGGCAGTCGTTATGGTGATCCCCGGCGTTCACGTATTGCGTCATTCTGGATGGAGGGTCCGGCAGCTGCTTATCAGACACTCTCGCAACTCGTTTACAAACTGCTTACTGCAGAACAGGAATACGAGACAACCGGAAGTGAAGAGACACTCAAGACGGTTATCAATACCGACTGGGGATTACCTTATCTTCCCCGCGCCAGCATGGAGCAACGAAAAAGTGAATTGCTTGAGCAGCGGGCAGAGCCAGTTCCTTCCCGCAGTGTGCCGGATGGCGTTAATTTCCTTGTGGCGACAGTGGATGTGCAGGCGGGACGTCATCGCCGTTTTGTGGTTCAGGTAACGGGCTATGGCAGCCGTGGAGAACGCTGGATTATTGATCGTTACAACATCACGCAGTCATTGCGCGGTGACAGCGACGGGGAGAGCCAGCGAATTGATCCGGCCAGCTATCCGGAAGACTGGGATGTCCTGCTGACGGATGTTTTTCATAAAAGCTGGCCGCTGGCCTCCGACCCTTCTCAACAAATGCGACTGATGGCAATGGCGGTGGACTCCGGCGGTGAAGACGGGGTCACTGATAATGCCTATAAATTCTGGCGTCGTTGCCGTCGTGATGGCCTTGGTAAACGTATTTACCTGTTTAAGGGCGACAGCATCCGGCGCGCAAAACTGATCACCCGTACATTCCCTGATAACACCGGACGAACGGGCCGACGGGCGCAGGCCGCAGGTGATGTGCCGCTCTGGCTTCTTCAGACGGATGCCCTGAAAGACCGGGTGAATAACGCGTTATGGCGTGACTCGCCAGGTCCCGGCTATGTGCATTTCCCTGACTGGCTGGGGAGCTGGTTTTACGACGAACTGACGTATGAAGAGCGGAGCAGTGACGGGAAATGGAGTAAGCCGGGTCGCGGTGCCAACGAAGCTTTTGACCTGATGGTGTATGCCGAGGCTCTGGTCATTCTGTATGGATACGAAAAGATCCGCTGGCCGGATGCACCGGAGTGGGCGAGCCGGGAAACCTGGCTGGAGTGTGTCCCGGACAGTACCGAACCGTCACCCTCACCGGAACCGGTATCCACGCCTGTTAAAAAACAAAAACGGAAGAAAACAGTAACTGACGATGTTAACCCCTGGCTGACTTCCGGAGGATGGTTATGAACCAGAATGATATCGAAGCCATGATTCAGCGTTATACGGAAGCTGAAATGGCGGTGCTGGACGGAAAATCCGTCACCTTTAATGGTCAGCAGATGACCATGGAAAACTTATCTGAGATCCGGCAGGGACGGCAGGAGTGGGAGCGCCGCCTTGCGGCTCTGATTACACGACGACGGGGGCATCCTGGGTACCGGCTGGCGAGGTTCTGATGGCAATTCTTGATGATGTGATTGGCGTTTTTTCACCA